GTGATACTCGTCAACAATCGCACAGTGCGGTGAAGCGCCGTCCCCAGGGTTACCAATCAGCGGCTCAAAACGCGCGCCATCTTCTGGCCGGTTCAGGTTGGACGCGTTAACCTCGATCCCGAACGCTTCCACCAGCAGCGGTGTGCGCTTACACATCAGGCGAGCGGGTCTGAATACTTCCCAAGCCTGCTTTTCAGTTGTGGCCCCGGAATATACTTCAGCGCCAAACTCGTTATCACAGGTAAAACAGTACAGCGCCACACCCGCCGAAATAGCTGACTTCCCATTTTTACGCGGTATCTCCGTGTAAACCTCGCGAAATCGACGAAGCTTCGAACCTTTCTGAACCCAGCCAAAGGCGCAGCACACAATAAACAGTTGCCATGCCTCCAGGGTGATCGGCATCCGCTTGAATGCCCACTCTCCTTTTGTATGTGGCAACAACTGGATAAATTTCGCAGCCTTTTCTGCCATGTCTTTATCGAAGCGGTAACGAAATTTCTTACTCTTTTCAGCCGCCATGTCATCGATATGACGCTGGCAGGCCTGAATGACAAACTGGCACGCCGGGATTTTCCCCCGCGCAACGTTGCGGGCGTATTGATTCGCGGCGTTTACGTTGGGGTACGATTTCCGGCTCATGAGTTGATCATCTTCAGGAATGGGTTAGAGGTTTTCTTCTGTCCGGCAAGGCCGATCAGGCGTTGCCGGCTGCTGGGGTCAAGACCAAGCATGGAGCCGGTAGAGCTCATCTCCGATTCCTGCTCTTTCTTTGCGGTTAGCTCAGGGTTTTTTATCTTACCTCCCATAGCACCAGTGATAGAAAGCCCGTCTCTGGCGATATTTTTAACCGCCCTGCGCCAGAACTCGTAGGCAACACACCAGCGCTCAAGTACGGCAAGATCGGTAACACACAGTAATCCCTGTCCACATAATTCTTTTGTGGTCAGTTCCCACATGACGGCCGCCATTGGCAGACCATCATCCTCAGAAAACCAGTCAGGTGGTGCCACACCTTTAATCGGTGTGAATACAGGTTCCTCTTTATTCAGGGCTCGTTTGCCGGGGTTCCCTGCCAGCTCCTTGCGCGCCGTTGGCTTGGGGCGACGCCCGGAACGCCCCGCCGTTCCAGCCATAAGCGACACTCCTGGTTAAATTTCATTTTTCGCGGGTATAAAAATACGAGGAGGCGGGCAGTCCGGAAGGACAAGGGCTGCAGGGATTTACCCTCCCCCTCCCCTTATGGATTCAGATGACAGTGGTTCTCACTTGAGCCGCTCACGCGCGGTCTTCGCGGCGTGACACGACCAGCATAGGCTTTCGAGGTTGTGATCATCATCCGTTCCGCCGTGAGCTTTCGCGATGATATGGTCGACACAGGACGCCTGCTTCACCACACTGCGACGGAGATGTTCCTGACAAAGCCCCTTATCACGCTTCAGAATGCGGGCGCGAATGACCTCCCACTTCGTGCCGTAGCCGCGCTGGTGCCGGGATTGCCCTGGTTTGTACTGACGCCAGCCCTCACCTTTGTGTTGCTCACAGTAACCTGACGGGTCTGTGGTGGTAGAGCGGCAGCCGCGAACACGGCAGGCTTTTGGTGTTCGTGGTGGCATGGTTGTTCCAAAATAAATAGCTACTAGAGAATTCTAGTTGCTTGAGTTGAGTGTAATGGCCGGTACTGAACTTGCATTCGATTTGGTGTCAGCTTGGTATGAAGCGATTACGCACAGTTTGTTTTCCCTCATCAGGCCTAGTTTTTAACCCAGCTTTATATATATGCCAATCACTAAACTACTACTTCCAGTAGGTTAGGTTTTTAGCATTAATATTTTATGGTATAAGAAAATATTCAGTTATTAGGAGAAAAAACGTGCCAAAAATTAAATATGATGCGAAAAGTGGTGAAATGAAGGTTGAGGAAGAAGTTTCCAGGATCACCATTGATGATCAAGGCTTAGTTAAATCTGAAGAGTCTGTAGTTAATGGAAATACCGTTAAGTACTTTGAGTATGAAAATGGTAGCCATATAACTATTACCAAAAAAAACGGATCCTCTGAGATTTCATCTCATAATATCCAGACAACGATAAGTGCTGATCCTGAAAAGCCTGGTTTTGTGACTATGACTTACAAAATGGGGTCAGGTAGCTAACTTTCATTTCGGCAAGAGTGAAAAATCAAAGCAGCTCATATTGAGCTGCTTTTTATCATTTTTTCTGCATCCACACTCTCGCAGTGGCCGCGCTCATGCCCTTGGGTTTCTGTCGCTCAATCGCCGCTAATAACCGGTGCACGTCTGGCGGTCGCACTGCTTTACCGGAGCTTGTTTTGATATAAGAACCTTGCCCCGTCACTACACAGGTTCGCCCACTGGCGACTTAGGGCAGCATCATGACTGCTGTATTGCCTTTCGACTGCGGCCTATCCGCTTTAATGCTTCATTGGACTTTTCTTAGAATAAAAAAACCGCCCGTGGTCGGTTCTATTGTGGAATCACATATAATGGAAAATCCTTAACGTAAAAAGGTGGGGCTATTTATAATTTCTTTTATAACTTAAACTCCTTCACCTCTAAAACTTGTAAACTCTGCAGGCTCTAATTGCCCTAGGTGCATTAATATATAGAGGTGAGTTGATTTGTTTATTAGGAGTCCAGATACCTCTATATTCTTTTTGATAAGAATACTCTTCACTCTTCATAAGCGCGGGATGAACAGGGTGAGGTCTCATATAGCTTGTCGTTTTATCACCATAGGTAACAGGATGTCCACCCTCAAAACTTGCTTTATGCCTGATGGTTTTCGATATAGCGTTGAAAAACAGTTCGGGCCTTGTGATTTCAATGCAGCTGTCACAACCAAAAGCCCTCATCGCATCAAGATTAAATTCAGTAGTAACACAGAAAATATAAACATCTGGTGAGTGATCGCTTGAAATTATCTTCGCTCCATTTCCCATTACTATTTTTATTCCTGGCCCCTTTATATCAAATCGCGCCTTAAAAAAATTGGCTTCAGGAGTGTCTTCAGACAAATCAATTTGATACCCGCCAGTTCGGTCTAAGACAGTTTCATAAACTCCTTCCTTATTGTCTCCAATTGCCGTTCCGTACTGCTCGACCTTTCTGTATTCGTACAAACTCCCAATTTTCAAAGAGCCTCTTGAGAAAAAGGCATCAAGATGTTCTTTTTTTATATATTTGAACAAGGGCATAAGTTGCTCACTAATCAAGCGATATTTTTTATTAAATATCATATCTTTGCCGATTATGTAAACACTTTAATACCAAATGCTTGGCCAGAATTTGATTAACAGCTCATTTAACTGCGTTATACCAGGCTTGCCAGCGGTATTTATCGAGCCGCAGCTGGCCCAGGCATTGAGCGGTTTCGATATCAGCCTGCAGGTCTTCGTCGCTATTGGCGCCAGCGTTACTTCCCCTGCACGGCTCCTGCATCAAATCCGCTGATGGAGTTGGCAGCGTCGATTGCACGCTGGCGCAGCTGCACAGCAGCATCGTCAAACTGACACACAGCACGATCCGGAGACTGAACATATTTCACCACGTCGCGTGTAATGGTCCGGTAAATCACTTTGCTTTGGGCGGTGGCCGCAGCGGCTTTCTCTTCTACCGGCTGAATAGTCTTCTCGGCTTTATCCTTCTTCTTCACCGCCAGTGCATTGATATGGTCAGCATGCGCACTCCAGCCAGAACGCCAGGCGATCGCCGCGGTAACCGAGACAGCGACCACCAGCGCCAGCAGAACGTAACGCAGCTTCATAACAGCGCCGACTGCGCCCGGCTGTAACGCACCTTACGGTCAGCCAGCCCATTCTGCCCACCGTTGATGATCTGCGTGACACGGACAACATCACCTGAATACATCAGGCAACCACGTAATGTGAAAAACCATGCAGCAGAACGGGCTGCATGCTTCTCCTTTGCCAGCAACTCTGGTGTGCTGATCAGATCAATCTTCAGCGCCGCTCCGCATTTGGCGTAGTTCTCGCGGCCGGTGATTTGAAGCAGGCCACGACCACGATATTTCCAGCCATCACCCTGGCTATTATTCCCCATGCGGTCACCATAAACCAGATTGGCTATTTGCGGCTGGTGGGCCACCTGCTTACCATCGACACGCCCCAGCATTTCACACTGATACGGTGTCAGGCGTTTACCAAAGGTTTTCTTCAGCCCGTCTACCGAGTAGTTGAAACTCTCGACCAGCGAGGTAAAACCAGCAGATTCATGCCCAACTTGTGCAATGAACATGGCCTGATCGTTAGCTGCTGTGATTCCAAACTCTTTCATTGCCGCATCAATATGCGGAAACCAGCGTGCAGAAAGCCCGGCGCTGATACCAGCCGCCTGCTGAAATTGTTGTTGGTTCATGGGGATCCCTTACTTGGCGTCGCCACCAAAGCGAACATTGAAAACGCGTGTGGCCACTGAGCGCACCTGCTCAACGCCAACGAAGCCCAGCGCACCACCAATAGCGATGGAAAGAGATTGTGGAAGACTGAAATACTCGAGTGCGGAAACAGCCGTCAGCGTCATAGCGCCACACATCAACCCTTCCAGCAGCATCTTTTTCCAGCCGCCGCCACCATATGCAATCCGTAGTACAGCCATCGCTACCGATAAAAGAACTGCACCAATTGGCGTATCACCGCGCCACCAGCTATGAAGTAACTCAATTAACTCCGTCCAGGAGTGAGGGTCGTTGTGCATTTTCATGGTCTCTCACCTCCGATAGTTCGGATGGCGCTGTATGATGAAAAGGTCAGGCTTCACGGGCTGGATTTATCAACAATATGTATCGTGGATGATTCCCGTGAGCCTGAAATAAAAAAGCCCCGGCGAATGCCAGGGCTGGTAAATCTCAAATTTAAATATCAAAGGGATTTCGTTTTAGCTCCAGAGCTTCCTGTTGTCGCCAATGCAACCAGGTTGGTTTTAATGACTTAGCCTTCTCTGATGATGAGCAAGTTTTTTGGTATAGGTATTCAGTCATACTTATACCAACCTTGGTATCTGGAAATACCCCATGGTATGTACCGTCAGGATCCTGATGATTGGATACGAATAACAATTGCACAAAAGTATTCATACCTTCATTAGACAAATAACAAGAATGAATAAAACGTAGGGTATGAAAATGGTGACTATCTAAATTAACCATGATGCTCTCCATGTGGAGTTTATAGCACTCATGTGCACATCACCCGGCGGGTGAAGGGCAAATTTTAACCTTTCCCCTCAGTTTCATCCAACAACAATAATAAAACCCGCTCATCGGCGGGTTTATAAAATTTTGGCAACATATCAAATATGCTTAAAATATGGCTTATTTTGTTGCATTTTGCAAGCGCGTTTGAAGGAGATAGTGATATTTACTTCACATTTCTGCCACTTTGAGGGCTTCTTCTTCCTCATAGTATTCAAGAGCCATGGCCAACGCAGATTCATCAAGCTGCGTAAAAGCGGCCTTTAACCCAGCCCAGTGCCCTGAATAGACGCGCAACCACGTCGAACGGTCAACGCTAACCATTCGGGCCAACGCTGCACCAGCATAGTCTTTATAGGTTTCATTATTTCTGGTTGCGGCAATTTCCTGCCCTGCCAGCCATACCAGGCCAATCAGTTTCTTTACTACGCGATCCTGAAGGGAATTATCACCCAGGCATTTCTGATAAGTTTTCCAGACGTATTCACACATCATCACCTGGTGCTTATAGCTAAGGTCAAAACCGTAGCAGTACCGCAACCAGGCCTGCTGGTATCCACTAAGCGCGGACACTGCCCTACGCCACGGCGCGGACTCAAATTCCGCATCTTTTATCGGCGGCATTGGCCTGCGGCGGCTGCGTGTTTCCAGTACATACAGTGGCGCGGAAAGCGAGTTAACAAAGCGTGGCCCCTTCTCTCCTTCGAGTTCGACGAGATGAATTCCACGGCGCGGGGTGGCATTTTTGTCTGCTGGTGGGTGTTCACTGAAAGCCTCAAGCTGCCCTTTTGTTCCCCCGGAGAGGTCAGGTAGCGCGCGGCGCAATTCTATTCTTACAAAATTCAGGTCTTGTTGATTCATGCTTCTTTGCGCTCCATACACTTAAGCTGTCGCAATTACGCCGATCGCCAGCGCCCGATCAATAAAACGCAGTAGCAGCTCAAGCTGCGTACCATGCTTCTGCTCGAATGCCGGTACATCGGCGTGTAACTCGTCGTGGCACTCTCTGCACAGAGGGATCACGAAGAGGTCATGGGCTTTTGTTGCTGTCCCCCCCATACCGTGACCTACGATATGGTGCGGATCATCTGCTGGCCGTCGGCAACACTCACAGGGTTGTGTTTTAACCCAGCGGGTGTACGTCTCATTTATCCAGCGGCGACGTTTTGGCCTGAGCATAAAAGACTCTGGTGACTCAGGATCAACAGAGAGCGTGAGGATCTTCTTCGCCTTCTCCTGCACGAGTCTGGTTGCTGACGAGGAAGGCACTATGTCGCTTTCCCTCATGACAGAACGGATCTTCTCATCCGGAAGGCGCAGCCCTTTGTGCGCAACGCTTTCCGGAATAACATCAGCCAGGTCGTTTCTGACCATCCACCAGCACAGTTCCGGAAGCGTCAGGATATGCGACTCGGGAAAACCAGAATCACGCCGAATGACTTCCAGAATCCAGGATACCAGGTTTCCTGCCGCTATACCTGCAAGCTGCTCGGTATGTTGCCCGGACAAGGTGTGATCGCAATGCCAGCACAGGCGAATGCTTCCTGGTGGATGCCGCATTGTTGTGAAGTTTTTGTCGTGCCACGATGAATGTGGCCACTGGCATTCAAACCTTGAGCTCAGCCACTGCTCAAGGGAAGACAGCCCACCGGCACGATGAATAACCCGCTCATCCACGAAGACCTGCCGCATTACCGGATCATCAGCCAGGGGCTGAATGGCTGCCGGAACAGCCCCGGTACTGAATGACGCCATTTCTTCTGGTTCAGGCTCGAGCAGAACGCGACCACGCATGAAGAGGTGCATCAGTTCCGCGCCGGGACGAAACAACACAATCCCCATACGGGGGGCTATTTCAGGTGTGAGTAATGCCCTCAATTGTCGCCACCAGCCAGCTCTTTATCGTGGGTGAAGCTCCCGTTCCAGGTCACCTTCATCGGAAGATTCCCTTTCAGATAATTTTTGTAGATCCAGATGGCTCCATCCCGGAGAAGAACAGGCTGATAGGTGGTAAAGCTGACTGCTGAATTTGGAGAGACTTTGCTGCTTTTCTCGGTGAGGTATTTATCACGCGCGTATGACCGTACACGCCATTGTGCGCTGCGTCCTTCCGGATTGTCGTCATATAACCAGTTCATCGAAACAAGCCAGGCGCTAATTTTTGAGGTATTAACACCATTCAGACGTTTACAGAACTGTACAGGGGAAAGCCCATCAGTGAAGAGGCTCTCGAGATGCTCGATATATTCGGCCTGCTGGTGGGTAAGCGCCTCAGCCTGCTGCTTTGCTTCCATGGCATCCGCCCACGCACGCGCCAGAGTTATTGGATCGGACATATTCGGCAGCATTACACCGTGGACCTCACGAAGATTGAAGTAATGATCTTCAAGCTGCTCAAAGAAGTCCCAGGCTAATTCGGTTTCAAGCATTTTCGCATGGCGGGAAGCACCACGTTCAGTCCAAAGATAAAGGCTTCGGGCCTTTGATGATATTTGCACACTGCTGAAAGAGTTGCGCAAATTTTCGACTTCTTCACCCTCAATTCGAAAGTAATGCTTACCCTCAACAAAGCGCATTTTGTTGCGGTTAAAGTTATTAGTGATGTTTTGCGCTGTTGTACCGTAGCCACTTGCTAAAGATTCCGTAGTCACTACGCGCTGATTGCGATAAGTGATCACCGGAACCGACGAGTGATTAACGGAAATTACTGATGAAGTGCTATTTTTGGGCGTAGCAGTGCCCATAACATGATGATTGCTCATATTATCTCCATACTCTGATTGTTGCGAAGGGCCTGCACGCCTTTTTCGCTTGCACTTTCCGACATTACTGCCATAACGACCAATATTCAACCCACAGCTGGACATATAACCACCTCTTTTTTATATGCCGTTATGGTTATCTCAACTTTTCCCTTCGGTACTATCGGTCCCCATTCCACCAGCATGCGCTTAATCTGGCTGTCGTCTTCCCAGACACCCGCATGCGTCAGCGCGTCAAACAGGGCTTTGTTGTAATTATCGATATCCCGGCGGCGCGCATCCGGCGGGTACAGAGTGATTTCTACCGCTGCCAGTTCAGTCGATGGCTTCGGGAGACGTCGTAATTGCTCAATGATCGCCACGCAGGCAGCGCTCTGGTATTTACGACCATCAGCGCTAATGAGGTGACGACCGGCCAGCGGCCCATTGTTAGGGGCGCGCCAGTAAGTGTTCACGCTCGGAGGAAAAGGCAGGACCAGTTTCACGCGGCCTCTCCCCGCATATTGCGAACAAGTTCAGAAGCAGCAGTAATGATTTCGCTGGTGGCAGTCCGCTCCAGCCAGAGTTGATTGATATTGGCTTTCAGCTTGTGTTGCAGTGACTCATCCAGCATGTCAGCACCATCCACCTGGTCGAATACAATTCTAACCTCCAGCGGCCAGATACGGGACTCGGGAAGCGGATCCGATACTGGTTTAGCTTTCTCACGAATGTGCATGCGGATCTGGCGAATATTGAACCAACTGGAAACATCCAGGCTCCCCATGGCAGCAATAAAATCAGTGCTGTTCATGCCGTATTCACCAGATGCCTCAAGGGCAACAGTCCGAATACGTTGAGAAATATCTGACCATGTAGAAGCATCACCCGATTTAATCGACAAAAGCCACGCATCCACACCGAACAAAATACTATCTCGAATAAGCAGCTTCGCTTTATCGATCGTTAATGGTGATACCTGAGTAAATTCCGGTGCTTCGACAGAATCCGCCGCCCAGGTATGCCCAAACTTCGATTCACTGAATGTGTATTCTTCTTTATCGCCGAACGCAGCTCTAACGCATGCCCACGCCTCGACACCGCTGATATCAAAAATATCTTTCTGGGTGAGTGGCAACTCAGCTTCTGGCTTATCAGCTGCAGGAGGTGTGGCAGTTGCAGCTTTAGACTTGCTGGTAGCAAATTGCGCCAAAGTCATAAACGCCCGCCCTTTTGCCTCCAGTTCTGTGCGGTTGATATAGCTGAACCGCTCACCACGCCATGACTTATCGAATACAGCTATGGCACCGGCAAAAAACGCGCTGGTGGGTTTCTGTTTTTCATCAGCAGGTACAAACCACACAGGGAGATCGAACCCAATACGACCACGAATGAATACAATGTGATCGGCATCTTCTGGCCACCACGTTTCACTCGGCGCGGCTTTTATCAGGAATACATAGCGACCGCCCTTCTCGCGCTGGGATGCTGCGTAGTTCATGATGTGCGTCATGCCGGTGATCGCCTGCTTCTCGTGGTACTGCGAACGGCTATACGGAGGGTTGCCATAACCAGCGCCGCCCAGTTCTGCCAGACGTTCAGACCAGTCCTGCGTCAGCGCGTTATCTTCGGCGGTGTACCATGCCGGGCACTTCGCGTTGTCGTCGTCAGCAAACAAGTCCAGAACTAATGGACCAAATAGCGCGTTGATCCCCCAAAAAAGCAGATCCGGTGTCCGCCACTGATCGCCAACTTCTTTCAATTCGTGGGCTGGTTGGCTACACAGTGCCGACAGCGCCAGGCAATATTTATTTGTCATCATGAACGGAACCCCGAATTTTCTGGCAGTGAGTAATCAACACTCTGGAAGTTTGCGCGGCTGGCTGAGTTAGTCTCCCATTTGCCGTTAACGCGTTCAGGCCGGCCAGCACTGGACCATTTGGTCGCGCTTTGCAGGTAACCAGGGAAGTTTTTTGGAATGAACAGAGTTGCCGGGCGGAGGTATTGCGCCTGCTCGCTATCACGCCAATCGGCATTTTTGTAATCCACTACCAGGCACAGGTCATCAACCGTGAATTGTTCCCGAAGACGGGCGCGAATATTCTCCAGCGACGTACTGCATACCTGGTAGCGTGAGCCAGTTGTCTGGTTCAGGTAAGACAAGACCTGTCTGGCCTGATCAGTAATCACAACCTCAGGGTCTGGTTGCGCAGCAACCGGACAAGAGGGTTTTGAAGTTACTTGTGGATCTTGTTTTGATTTTACTGACGGATCCCCGCCAGATTCTGACGGGTCAAAACCGCTGTTTTTGCCAGATTTCGACGGGTCAGTTTTTGAGGCGTCAAATTTTGATGCGTCAGATTTTGATGTGTCAGAATCTGACAGTTGAGAAAATGCGGCAGTCTGAAGTTTCGCCACATTCAGGCGATACACGTTCGAAGCATTACGGTTACCATTACGGCGCTGTGTACGCGTGAGCCAGCCATCTTTTTCAAGCTTAGCGATTGCTGTTCTAATGGTGCTCGGACCCGCGCCAAGCTGGCGAGCAATAGTTTCAATGGACGGCCAGCACACGCCCTCATCGCTGCTGAAATCAGCGAGGCGAGCCATGATCGCGACACTAGACAACTTCATGCCCGACGCTGCGCAACCATCCCATACGTAGCCGGTTAATTTAGTGCTCATGATCGTCCGTTATCTCCCTGAACTTTTGCCTGAAATGCTCAAGTGGGCTGAAGCATTCGTGTGGATAGCCATCTCGCAGGTAGATAACGCGCTGTGTTTCTGGCTCCCAGCGGATAACACGGACTGGCACTCCGCGGTGATCTTTGAACCTTCGGTTAAGTTCGCGCACAGGCGTTTTGCCCTCCGATAGTAGACCCCCACAATTACGGCAGCCTGGCTGTGGTTACATGACACCCAGCGATTTGATACTTTGCATTCATACCGAAACAGCGGAAGACCCGGCACCGGGATCATTCGTAGTTGCGGTAAGTGAGGATTTACGATTAAATTGCTCATGCGGATTATTTCTCCATACTCGAAGAGTTGTTCGCCAAGGCGCCCGGAGCTGCACACTCGCGGGCGTCACTCTTTTCAGCGACACAAAAAACTCGATAAAGAAGCGCTACGTGCTCCTGGAACTTCGCGATAACCTGATAGCTGTTTTCCTCAATCTGAGCACGCTCATCTGCGTCAATTACCCCATCAGCCGTGGCTTTACGCACAAAATTAGAATGACGACCTATCCATTCGATGGACTCCATCAGGCGCTGGTTGATATCGGCGTTATCCAGATCATCAACATCTGCCAGTGGTACAAATACGCCCTGAGAATGGCGCGCAACGGCATCAGCGATATGAGTTGAACCACCAGCACGTTGTAAAACCATTGCCCAGCCCAGTGGGAAGATCTGGTCACCATCAACGCGAAGGCGGTTAAACAATGCGTTCTCTGTCACACCCAACCATTCCGCCGCCTCAGCATATCCACCATGCAGATCGGTAATCGTTTTTTTAATCGCTACCACCAGCCAAGAAGGCTGACGTTCGACTTTCCAAATAGGTTCGTTACCCACGGTTCCCCCCTTATTCCTGTGGTTTGAGTTTTACTGAAGCTTCGCTACGCTTTTCGTAAAGGTCGGGATGGAAAACCAATTTTCCCCCAGTCCGATAGGCTGCTTCTGCTGCACGTCCTTTCGGGATTAGGCGACCAGTTCTATTACGCCACTGGTAAACGGCCTCGCTTGTTATTCCAAAAAACTCGGCAACTTTCTCAGTACTGCCGAAGTAGTTTTCAATATCATCGGTTGTCATAATGCCTCCTTAGCTAAGTTTGATTAGATATTAATAACCAATCTAACTTTGGTCAATAAAAACTAAGATTGCTTAGCCTTTTAATTTTTTATGGTGTTCAAATGGAAACTGTCGGTCAGCGCATCAAAGCTCTCAGGCGCATAACTAAAACCTCGCAGAAAGAACTGGGTAAGTTCTGTGGTGTTAGCGATGTGGCGGTTGGGTATTGGGAAAAAGACATTAATGTGCCAGGCGGTGAGTCACTTGCGAAACTTGCAAAGTATTTCAACACATCAATTGATTACATACTTTATGGCACTGAATTCGAAGGGAACCTGATAACCAAGATGCGAAGGATTCCGGTGATATCTTGGGTTCAGGCTGGACAGTTTACAGAATGTAAAGCAGCAGAAGTTTTCAGTGAAGTAGATAAGTGGGTAGAAACATCACTCAGGATAGGTGATAGCTCCTTTGCATTGGAGGTCAAAGGTGATTCGATGACAAACCCTAATGGGCTCCCCACAATCCCTGAAGGGGCAACGGTCATAGTAGATCCTGATGCAGAGCCACTTAATGGAAAGATAGTCGTAGCTAGGCTTGATGGGACAAACGAGGCTACTGTAAAAAAACTCGTCATCGATGGGCCTCAAAAGTTCTTAGTTCCCTTGAATCCACGCTATCCAAACATTTCAATAAACGGTAATTGCCTGATTATCGGAGTTGTCAAAGGCGTTCAGTACGAACTTTAACCCACCTCTAACCTTCCTCTTAACATCAAGCTAAGAATAGTTTGATGTTTTTTCTTGATCTAAAAGCTAAGTTAAGTTAGATTTTATTCATCAACAGCGAACAGGCAGGACGCCCACGAAGTAGCCGCCGGTGGCATACGAATAACCGGATGATTCGCTGACAGGTATCTTCGGGAGGGGTAACAGAGGCGCGGCCTGATTAACCGCAACTCGTAGTCAAATTCCTATAGCTGGTGGCGATACCCAAGCCAGGAAGACCGAAAACCAGTAGGAGTGTTAGGGAACAGGGTCAATCACCCCCCTTAGCACCCCGCCCGAAGGTACCTGACACCGCGCCTGATGTGGCTAAAAGCAGGCCAAAGCAATAACAAGTACATCCCTGTTCTGGCGGCCCGGTGTTTTCCCGTTTGTCCGGTAACCGCCAGCCTTTTTCAGGGCACAACATGGAAGCGCACTCCTTCACTTACCAGTTATGGGTGACAGGTGTGAAACAGGTGGAGTGCGCTTCCAGTTGTGGTGAATTGCAGTCCATCGAGACAACCAGAAGACAAGCGCCTGGCGCCACAACTTGAATGCTGCGTGAAGTGTTGGCGGTACCAGTTACATCCCATCAATTAGCTGGTACCGCCCTTTTTACACAACAGAAAAGGGTATCACCGGGCGACGGGCTCATAACCCAATCCACCCGGGCAAGAGGATGGCGGTTGCAGTCGCCTACAAATGCAGGTGCCCTTCTCTGTTGTGTATGGAGAAAGTTCGGCGGTTGCAGCCGCCTTAACGAGGGTAAAACCATGAGTAATGACCGCATGACCGTAGTGCCAGATTTTCTTGGCGAACTGGATGCCGGCGTGTTCATGAACAAAATCGCGGCAGCACTTAATACCACCGCGCTTGGCGTTCTGAACAACGGCAACAAAGGCAAAGTAGTCCTCACCTTTGATTTTGAGCGTATGGGTAATTCCGTTGAAGAGAAGCGCGTCAAGATCAAGCACAAGCTGAACTACAGCACCCCAACACCGCGTGGGAAAGCCTCCGAAGAGGACACAACCGAAACCCCGATGTGGGTCAACAAAGGCGGGAAGCTAACCATCCTGCAGGAAGATCAGGGTCAGTTGTTCGGGATCACTGGCGCGGTGGATGGAAAGCTTAAAGCGGCTCAGTGATCCGCAACAACAAACTCACTGATACCACTTTGATCATCAGTTAATAAGGAATTTTTATGTCTCAGTTAGACAGCGGTACCTTCAAGCAGGTCAAAGACCTGGTTCTTTCCGGTTATCACCTGAATGATATTCATGGCCTGGCTTGCCCGACCGCATTACTGCCAGAGGGTACTGGCGTTGAAAGCCTCGAGCGCTTTTCTCTGGAGCGTTTCCGCTTTCGTGGCGCAATGACCACAACCAGTATTGACGACTTCGCACGTTATTCTAAAGGTTACGCCAGCGACAGTGAGCCAGCTCGTTGCTTCATTGACGCTGACAACATGACCGCCCGTTCAGTGTTCAACATCGGCACCCTGGATAATCCCGGTCACGCCGATAACGTTGCTTCAATCACCCTGAAAAAAACCGCCCCGTTCCGCGCGTTACTGCAGATCGATGGTCAACGTCTGAAGCAAAAGCAAATCGCTGAATGGCTGGAGGACTGGAGCGATTACCTGCTGGCGTTTGATGCTGATGGCAAAACGATGCAGATTTCCCAGGCGGCTCAGGCTGTGCGTCGTATCACTATTCAGCAAGCAACACAGCAGGACCATGAAACTGGTGATTTCGCTGGTAAAAAATCGCTGATGCAAAGCGTTGAAGCAAGCAGCAAAGACGTAATGCCTGTGGCATTCGAGTTCAAATGTGTGCCGTATGAAGGTCTGGGCGAACGCCGCTTTAGCTTGCGTAACAGCCTGCTGACCAGCGATGAACCCTGCTTTGTTCTGCGCATCGTCCAACTTGAAGCCCAGGAAGAAGAGATTGCCAACGAATTCCGCGATTTGCTGATCAGCAAGTTCGAAGGTGAATCAGTGGAAACTTTCATCGGTAACTTTAAAGCCTAATTGCTCTGCATTAAATCCCCGGCGCCGCGGGGATTTATTGAAGCGTAATTCCATTAATTATCGCCACCCGGCGAGGGATTCGTGCAACCAAAATCTGCGCGGTGCAGCGTGCCAATATGGAGAAAACCATGAGCTACATTCAGACATTATCCGGTAAAAAATTTAACTACCTGACCGCCACAATCGACGATATCGATGTTGAGGATATCGCGACGGCTCTTTCCAACATCTGTCGATTCGCTGGGCATCTGCCAGAGTTCTACAGCGTGGCCCAGCACTCTGTGCTTGTAAGCCAGATTGTGCCGCCAGAGTTCGCCTTTGAAGCGCTGATGCACGATGCTGCGGAGGCATATTGCCAGGATATTCCAGCCCCGCTCAAAGCCTTACTGCCTGACTACCAGCGCATGGAAACTTATATTGATGGTCTTATCCGCTTTAAATTCGGAATCTCTCTTGAACAAGCTGCTGTCGTGAAATATGCCGATCTAACCATGTTAGCTACCGAGCGCCGTGATCTGGAAATCGATGATGGTTCGAAGTGGGAAATTCTCGAAGGTATTCCCTGCTCTGATCTCGTTCAGGTTATCCCTCTCCGTCCTGGTCAAGCCTATGGCCTGTTCATGAACCGCTTTAACGAACTGGTGGAGCTGCGCCAATGCGCCGCATGAAGGTAAAAGAACTCGTTGCGGAGGCTTTTGCCTCCGTTGCTGAACTGCCACCAAAGCATGCACCGCTTATGCGCGAAGTCGCCACCAGACTGGAAGCTACGTTCGCAGCATTAAAAGAGTCTCTGGTGCAACTGGAACAGGAACGTAAAGGTAAAACGCCATGACCGTATTTGAATATCTCCAGGCTCATCCGAATACCACCAGCGGTGAAATCGCCAAAGGTATGAACAAAAAGACACCCGCGGTCGCTGGCGCATTATCGCAACTCTATGGCACCGGCCGGATCGTGAAGTCTGGTGTTCGCAAGGGCATTCCAACATACCGTGTTAACGATATGCCGTTCGGTTGCAGTAACAGCCTAACCATGATGTTCAACCAGCTATTGAATAGGGCCAGAAAAGGAGCAACCCAATGAAGCGTCGCCAATTTGATACGTCAAATCGTTTTCTTGTTGATACAACCTTTCACCGTATGGAAATAATCCGGGATGACGGACTCTATCGCCACTTGCGCATGAAGCAGCCAGGCACATCCTGTTATTACTTCGACATTATTACCTGGCCTGGTTATCTGACTGTTACCGGCGATATGGGAACGTGGACGTTTTCCCGCATTGCCGACATGTTCAACTTCTTTGGTCCATGGGACAGTGAGATCAATACTGGCTATTGGTCTGAGAAGTTAGAGGCTGGGGCGGGTTGTTCGGCACGGGAACTGCTGGCGAAAGATTTCGATGAAGATGAATTTTGCGAGAGTCTGAAAGAGTATTTCAGTGAATACCTCGAAGATAGAGAAACCCTCGATTCAGACGTCGATGACGATTGTAATGATTATGGTATATCAGACAGAGATAAAAGGGACATACGCGAAATTGTCAGCGATCTGTGCTCCGCTAATTTCAGTAATGAATATGACGCGTATCAGGCCGTTTATGATGCCGATTGGCCTGAAGGTTTTGGCGCATGGGATATCTGCGACGGTCTTACCTTCAAGACGTACACGAGTCATTTCCGCTGGATATTGTTCGCTATCACATGGGCTATTTCCAAATACCACAATATCAAACTGGTCGATAAAGCGATGGTTACTTATTTAGCCGTGAAAGGAGTTGCCGCATGAAAGAACTGAGATTTTATGGTGCCAGCGATGACCTTTTCGAATGCGAGGGTGCAATTCGCGAGGAAATTGGCTGCTATAACAAACCGGGCATATATCACCTAAAATCTGCCGATGGTGAAATGCAAGTAGTCGGTTATTACCTCGACTCTGGATTGTGGAGCGTAGGTATCAGCCAAATTGCCGAAGACGTGCCGCTGCCAACATGGCCTGCCTCGTACAGTGTTCATGAGCGTGGCTACAGCACACTGCTGACGATTTCCGCACCTGATGATATTGCGTTGGTCTTGCCAGACGATGATGAGGACTAACCCATGACAACTAACAACCACCCGGCGAACGGTCCTGTATCACTCGATCGTCTGCATCAGATACGCGAAATACTCAGCAAAGCAGCAGCACAAAGCGACGGCGGCAATCTCGGCTACGCAATGGCTGATGCTGTGAAAGTGATTGATGGGGCTATTGCAGCGTTTGGTGCTGAGCCTGCACCAGTAGATATTGAAATGCTGGCCACTGTACTGAGAAATGCTCCGTTAGCGCCATCAGATAGCCAGGGCAAGCCGAGAGCGCCGGTAGCGCCGGAGAATTGCGTAACAGCAGAACACCGTCGCGTTATTGAAATGCTGCTCAATGTTTGCGGGGCCGCATTCGAACTCGCAGATGATAGCTGTCAGCAAGATGTTGATGGCGAAGAGTGCCACGTTGTTCCAGACGACGCATTTCAGAAGCTAAGTGATGCGCTGGACGAAATCGAAAACACTCTCCCGACAGAAGATGTCGACAGGCCAGACGTATTTCTTGCCTGGTCGGCAATGCCAAGGGCAGCGCTGAAATCTATTCTCCAGGCTGGCAACTCTCCGGTAACTCCGGATGGTTACGTATTGGTGCCTATCGTTCCGACCGAGGACATGATTATTAACGGCTTCGAATCGGTTCCAAATCCGCACTTCAGCGATGAAAAAGAGTGGGAGGAATACGAAGCATTAAGTGGATGTCGGCAGGCGGCGCGCCGGGCTGAGTTATGCTGGGCAGCAATGATTAAAGCAGCACCAAAACAGGAGAATATTTAACGTGAACAATTTAATGATCGACCTTGAGTCCATGGGCAAAAAACCGAATGCCCCTATCGTCTCCATTGGTGCCGTGTTCTTCGATCCGCAAAGCGGTGAACTGGGTCAGGAGTTTTACACCGCCGTTAACCTTGAAAGCGCTATGGAGCGTGGTGGTTAAGACAAAGCTCAGAAGCGCGATCAGCAATCTGTGTTGATGATGCGATGCCGATATCATCTGCCCTATCTGAACTGAGCCATTTCATTAATCGGCATTCTGATAACCCGAAATATTTAAAAGTTTGGGGCAATGGAGCTACTTTCGACAACGTTATATTGCGCGGCTCATATGAGCGTGCCGGCCAGGTTTGCCCGTGGCAATTTTGGAATGATCACGACGTCAGAACCATCGTCACATTGGGCAGAGTTGTAGGTTTCGATCCTAAGCGTGATATGTCATTTGATGGGGTTGCACATAACGCACTGGCTGATGCCCGCCACCAGGCGAAATATGTTTCAGCGATTTGGCAGAAACTAATCCCAACCACCAGCAACAGCTAAAGTTTTCCCCGGGTGCAGCCGGGATAATGGAGAAATAACTATGAGCAATATTTTCCAGTTAGCTCCCAACGATTGGGTTTGTGAAAGCGTTCTGATCGCGGTTACCGGGCTCAAACCCGGAACCATCCTCCGTGCCAGAAAAGAATGCTGGATGGTTGGGAGGGAGTATATCCACGTATCGCCTGACGGAAATCCTAAACCTTCCAGTGAGTGCATGTATAACAGAAAGGCTGTAGATGCCTGGGTCGCTTCAATGAAATGCAAGCAGCCAGGGTGATTTGATGCCATGAAAAAGGTAAGCTCGTATCGCTCTTGGGCGTCTGGAGGTAACACCAATGGATAAAGTCACATATCCAACAGGCGTCGAAAACCACGGTGGCACATTACGCATCTGGTTTAATTTTAAAGGTAAGCGTGTCAGGGAAAGTCTCGGTGTCCCTGACACCGCTAAGAACAGGAAGATAGCCGGGGAACTGCGGACATCAGTATGTTTTGCCATCCGCACAGGAACCTTTGATTATGCAACCCAGTTTCCTGACTCCCCTAACCTCAAGGCTTTTGGTGTAAGTAAAAAAGACATTACAGTGAAAGAACTTGAAGAAAAATGGCTGGATCTGAAACGGATGGAAATCTGCGCGAACGCATTCAATCGCTATGAGTCTGTCGCAAGGAATATGGTGCCGAGGATCGGAGGTAATCGCCTGGTGTCAGCAGTAACCAAAGAGGAATTGCTGTATCTCAGGAAAGATTTGCTAACTGGTTACCAGAATCCGACGAAAAACAAAATCCCGGCAAAAGGGCGAAGTGTTGTTACTGTGAACTATTACATGACGACAATGGCCGGAATGTTTCAGTTTGCTGCGGATCACGGTTATTTAGAGGTGAACCCATTCGAGGGAATTAAGCCTCTTAAAAAAGCCAGGGCAGAACCAGATCCTCTGTCTCGTGATGAATTTATTCGCCTGATAGATGCATGCCGGCATCAGCAGACGAAAAACCTGTGGTCATTAGCAGTGTACACAGGAATGCGTCACGGGGAACTGGTCTCCCTGGCCTGGGAAGATATCGACCTGAAGGCGGGAACAATTACCGTCAGGCGTAATTATACGAAACTTGGTGAGTTCACTCTACCGAAAACCGAGGCAAGCACAGATCGAGTGGTGCATCTTATCCAGCCCGCAATCAGTATCCTGAAAAATCAGGCTGAAATGACAAGGCTGGGCAGGCAACATCACATTGAAGTTCAGTTACGTGAGTATGGCCGTTCGGTGAACCATGAGTGTACATTCGTCTTTAACCCGCATGTGGTCAGACGCAGTAAGCAGGTCGGATTTATCTACCGGGTCGATTCAGTAGGCGACTCTTGGGAAGCGGCACTAAAGCGCGCGGGGATCAGACACAGAAAGGCGTACCAGTCACGACATACCTATGCGTGCTGGTCATTATCTGCTGGTGCAAACCCGAGTTTTATTGCCAGTCAGATGGGGCATGCGAGCGCGCAGATGGTGTTCAATGTTTACGGTGCATGGATGGCTGACAGCAGCGCAGAGCAGATCGCAATGCTGAATCAGAAGCTGGCAGATTTTGCCCCATTGATGCCCCATAGCCACGAGAGCAGTACGGGAGGATTATTAAAATCAGTAAGTTAA